ATAATATAAATAGAATAATAAAAAAAAAATAAATAAAAACAACTCCAAAATTTTGGTTTATTTTTTAAATTTTAAAAATGTTTTTAAAAAAAAAAAAAAAAAAATTTGATTTTTTTATATTTTGGATATTTTTAAAATATAAAAAAATATGTTTAAAAAAATAACAATTGGATTTATTGGGGAAGTTAGCACTGGTAAAAGTACTTGTGTAAACTCAATAATAGGTGATTATCTAGGTGAAACTAAACTTCAAAGAACTACATATAGTCCTTTTGAGTTTATTCATTCACAAACGACAATAAAAAGTAAAATTATTAAATTTAATAAAGAACAAAAAACAAATGGAATACAACAATTTAATGTAAATATGTCCTGGATTATTAATACTAAATTAAATAAAAAATTATCATTGATTGATTTTCCAGGGTTTAATGATGCTCTTGATTCAAATGGAAATATGGAAAAAATTTTAGATAAAAATCTTAAAAATATCAATTGTTTATTCTATATAATCGAACCAAGATTATGCACAAACAAACATTCATTTGATTTAGTATTAAAAATTATTAATAAAGTAAAAAAATTAAGACTTGAATTTAAATTTATTAAATTTATAATTATTTTTAATAAATATGATGAGGAAGACACCGAAAAAGATAAATTATTTAAAAACTTGGTAAATTTTCTACAAAAATATATAGACAACTTTAATATTGAATATTTTAAAATTAGTGGTAGAAAATTAATGGTTAAAAGAATTTGTGAAAATCAGGGAACAGCTGGGCTCCAAAAAATACCTCTAAATATATTAAAAAAAATATTAAGTGAAGAGTTTGGTAAAAAAAGAACCAATAAAATTTTGAAAAAAGGGACAAGTAAAAATTATAATATAAAAAAGCTAATAAAAAAAGTTACAATTTCAGCAGATGAAAATAAATTTTATCAATTATTAGAAGATTTAATTTATACAGATAAATTTTATGAAGAATTTAATAAATTTATTATATCTAGAATTAAAGATTTGAAATTTCCTTTTAATAAATTTTCAGAAGAGAATTACAATCAATATTTTACTTGTTATACAAATTTATTATTAAAATTAAAAATTAATGACCAAAAAATTCTTCTTAATCAATATTTAATTTCAGATTTAAAACAGATTAAGGAAATATTTATAAAATGCTTAAATTTCAAAATTGATATAATATATAAGAGTGATTGTCATAAAAACCCATTAAATATTTTTATTAATTTAATTTGTAATACAGCCACTTGCTTCTCTTCTGCTTCAAACACAAATACTCTTGTTAATTATAATATTATATTTAATCTAATTTTAGAATATATTAAATCAATTGAAATATCGGGGAATCCGCAATTTATTTATTATCAATTTGGAATTCTTAATTATCTTTTTAATCCTCTATTTATATCGAAAATCCCGAATTTGTTAAATAAAGTTAGTTTTCTATTTAAATTTAATATTCACAAATATTGTACAAGCACACTAATTCCAGAAATTAAAGATAATAAAGACTTCATTGAGATTAAGAAAAATTTCTTTGAAAGACTTATACCTAAATGGCAAAATTTAACAAATAAATGTTTAATAAGTCTTACTGATACTTTTATTGTTGAAAATCATAAAAATATAAAACAATATCCTCGTAGTTTTTGTTTAAGAACAAAAAATGGATTTAGAATGATTACAAATTATATTAATTATACAAAAACTATAGAAGTTAAAGTTAATTATGAAAATGATAATTGTTCAACAAAAGTTATTAAAATTTTTACCGATGATTATATAAGAAATATTGAAGATATTAGAAATATTGATTTTAAGGTATCTAATTTAATCCTTTATCCTAATGAGTTTGTTACTTATTATAACTTTTTTGAAATTGAAAAAATTAAAATTAAAGAAAAACTATCAAAATTTGATGTTCAAAATTGTACTTTTTTAAATGAAAATGATTCTAAAATTAGCGAAGTACAAACTTGTAGTGATAGTTTTAATTTTGAGTTAAAAAAAGGAGAAAAAAATAAGGAAGAAAAAATTTATAATGTAAATGAAGAAAAAGAACACGATTTATGTTATGATAGTGATGAAGGAATTATTAGTAGTGATGATGATGATGATGATGATGATGATGATTGTAGTAATGAAAAAAAATAGTGATGATGAAATATATTAATATGTAATAATAGAAAATACAAACTATTACTAAATAAATGATTTGTTCTATCTAGATTTTAGCAATTAATAATTTATTAAATTCTAAAATATTTTTTTTCAATAATTTAAATTTTTTATATAAATATAAAATATGAGTTGTTTTTGGATAAGTTTATTATCATCACTGACAATAGATGATATTAAAAAAATAGATAAATCAATTAAAAAAAAACCAAATGCTAAAGAATTTTGTATTTTATTAAAAAAAAATAATAAAATATGTAAAAATGTAAAAATAAATGAGAAAGATTTAACAAATCAATTTTTAAAAGAAATTTTTAATTGGATAAAAGATTATGATTGTACCACTTATAATAGTGGTACTTTAGTTGGAACTTCAGACCCATTTCTAATTTTATTATGTGAATTATTAGAAGTAAAAATAATTCATAATTATAAAGGCAATTTAGGTAAATACAAATTTAATACAACTATTAATTATATTAATATAAAAAAAATAATTAAAACTCTTAAATATGGTTCAAATACTGGTCATTTTTATAAAATATAAATTTAAAAATTAATTACAATATAAAAAAAATTAAATCAAATTTAAAAAAAATATAAGTTTATATATTTATGGATTTTATAAAAAAATTACCAAAAGAATTGCAGGAATATTGTTATAGTTTTTTAAGCAAACTACCTTATCCAAGTTATGTGCCACATTTTCAACCAATAATAAAATTTTATAAAGATTATTATCAATATAAAGATGATAATAATATAAAGCATTACTTGAGTTCTAAAAGTTTTTTTTTAAAATATTATTATACAACACAAGGAGTATTGTTTTCAAGCATTAAAATAGATTCAAAATTTCTTTTTTACCCTGTTAACTACTTCGAACAGAATAAAATTAATAAATTAATTAATTCAACTATAAGGGGAAGTTTTTCTTATATTCGAAATATAGATCAAGAGGATATAGGTTTTGAAACTTTATATCATATGTATCCTCTATTTAGAAGTTTTTAAAAGTTTATTTAAAAAAATAAGTTTTTATATTTATTATGAATTTATCAAATAATGAATATCTTGAAATTGAATATCAACAAAAAAAAATAATAAAAAAAACAACAAATTCTGTTTATACAAATGTTTTCATAATTAATTTACATATTTTTTTATTGTCAATTTTTGAACCAGTATTTTATTTTAATTATGTTACAAAATTAGAAAAACAATATTTTTTTACAAATATAAATAATTATCTTAATCTACTAAAATTCAATTTAAATAAAATAACAAATATTACAGATAATAATTTAAAAAATTTAATAAAAGAATTAATTAGTGAAATTAAATTAGAAAATGAAACACATAATAATACTTTTACAAAATTAGCAATAATCTATAGTTCAGTTATATTTTCTATTTTAATTTTACAATTTTTTATAGGTAAATATTTTTTAGTAAAATTAAATTGGAAAAGTATTATATTAGATAATGTATTAATGATATTTTTACTAGGACTGTATGAATATGTATTTTTCATTACAATTATAATCCAAGACACTCCAATTTCCGAACCAGAGATAAATAATTATATTTTATTAAAATTAGATAATTTTTTAAATAATCCATAAAAACGTATTCTTAATAGTGTTTTTAAAATATCTTATTAAATGTATTCTTAATAGTGTTTTTAAAATATCTTATTAAATAGTTCTTGGAAAAATATAATTAATTGCAAGTAATTGAAGAATCTATTATTACAAGATTTACTTCAATATTTTCAACTTTAATATTTTCAACTTTATTTTCCTCAATATTTTCAACAATTTCTTCAAATTTCATATAAATATAACCAGATTTTCTATTTTCAGTATAACTCTTTTTACAATTCATACTAATAATTTGAGAATCATCTATATATAATTTTTTATTTAAAGCATCTAATACAAATTTACACATATTATCAATATCTCTTTTTGATGTATTATATTTTGGCGATTTTTCTTTTAAAATATGATTATATTTACCAGACCTATAATGACTCTTTGGTCGTTGTTCAAAAAAATGTAAAGTCGTATTAATAGCCTTTGACATAAGAATAGTTGGTAAATTATCTATTTTAGAAATAAATTCTTTTTTATCTTTTGAACTTGGATCATATGAATGTCCATTTCTACAATGCCTATGTCTTTTAAGACTAGTTGGTTTAAAATCTACTTTTTTTTCAAATATCATTTATTATTATTTTATTTAATAATACATTTTAAATATAAGAATAAATTTTAAAATAAACAAATTAAAAACTATTCATTTTATAATTTATATATATATATTTAAATGAATGTTTTTGTAAATTTAAAAGGTGGTTTAGGAAACCAATTGTTTCAAATATCAACTTTGTTAGCTTATTGTTGGGAAAATAATTATAATCCAATAATAATACCAATTAAAAATTCACCTAGTGTTTTTGAAAATAGAAAAACTTATTGGAAAGATTATTTAAGAAAATTAAAAATATATTTTATAAAAAAAACAATTGATAAATATTATATTTATAAAGACCCATGTTATAATTATACTAAAATTCCAAAAATAAATAATAATAATAATATAAATATATTATGTCTTGATGGGTTTTTTTGTAGTTACAAATATTTTAATAAATACATATTAAAATTAAGAGAATTTTATATCCCACCTGATTCAGATATCATAAATTTAAAAAAAAAATATAAACATATATTTGATGAAAATAACTATAATATATCTTTGCATATAAGAAGAGGTGATTATCTAAAACTTCAACATCATCATATTGTTTTAGATATGAATTACTATGATAATGCATTAAAATATATTTTAGAAAAAACAAAACAAAAAAAAAATAGAATTTTTAATATATTTTCAGAAGATATTACTTGGTGTAAAAAAAACTTTAGAAAGTATTCTGATATTAAATTTAATTATTTTGAATCTGAAAAAGATTATAATGAAATATATATGATGTCTTTTTGCAAGTCCTTCGTAGTAGCAAATTCTACGTTTAGTTGGTGGGGCTGCTACTTAGCAAAGAATAGAGATTATATAGTATTTCCAAAAAAATGGTTTGTCAAAAACAGAAATTATAAAGATTTATACTTTTCTGACATTAAATTATTTTAATTCTTTAATTTTATGTTTCAAAATGGCTAAGTTATTAGCTCCAGATTGTTGGTATATTAACTTTTGGTTTTTTATAAACAAAAAATGGGGAACGGATTCTATTTTAAATTTTTTTGTTAAAAATTCTGTTTCATTACTATCAATATTTAATTTGCAAAATATACAATCATTTGTTTCATCTGCTATCTTTTCTATGATAGGCATTATTGTTTGGCATGGACCACACCAAGGTGCATAGCAGTCTATTATAATTAATTTATTTGTATTAGAAATAATATTAACAAAATCTTTATTAGATTTGAAAGAAAACATTTTTTATTCTATTAAATTATTTTTTTTTTTTACATAAAATTTATATAAATTATTCTAATATATTAAAAAAAAAAAATTTAAATAAAAATAAATAAAAAAAAAAAATTACATTATAAATGTGATGAATATGAAACTAATAAAAAATATACATATCTTAATAAAAAACCTTGTAAAAAAACACAAGAGAATTTAACTTTATTAAAAAAACA